TCAAACCAGCATCTTTCTCCAATACAGGGAATTCGGCCACGCCCAGGGCACCTCCGGACTATAGAGCCGATAGCCTGACCGGATGAAATTGTTGGCGGATACAGGATTGTCGGTCGTGTCGGAAACGATGGACTTCCATCCCTGCCGCCTTGCCCGCACCTCGGCCGCTCTCATCAAGCGCCACTGCAATCCTCTCCCCCAATGGCGCTCGACGACTCCGACCCGCGATAGATAGGCGCCACTTGCCACATGTGTGGATGGAACCAGTCCGGCAAACCCCACTGCAGCATCACGATGATAGGCAAGCCACCACGCTCCCTGCCCGAATGAGGGGACCCGCGCGGCGTCGAAGAAGGTGGACCGGTGCAGATCGACCAGGGTGTCGACGATGTCGTCGTCGTCCGTGTCGACCAGGCGAATCCTGTAGAGCGGCGGCTTGATCGACATGACTAGCGCTCACTTGCCCAACATGACCTTGACGCCGAGCCAGACGGCGCCCACGAGACCGCTGACGATCACCGTGATCACTGCCTTGAACGTGTAGCTCTGAGCCTGCTCCACGCTCTTCCGCCAGCGTCGAAGATGCTGGAAATCTGCCCGAACCTCTCGGCGGTCATCGTCTTCGATTCCGAAAGAGGCCAGCACCGACGCCACCGATTTCATGACGATGCTGTCGATATTCTCTTGCTGGATCCGGTGCTGCTCGGCCAGCGTCTCGGCAACGATCGCCCTGATGTCGTCGTCCTGTGGTTTCACCGCTTGATGATCCTTGCAACATTCTCGAAACCGCGCTTCGCGAAATAGAACGACACCACGAGGTTGGCCGTGATCGCCGCAAAGCCCGCCAATGCATCTGTCGAGCCGAGGCCTAGAACCTTGTCCCAGACGAGGAGCTTCGCGAAGTAGAGCGCCACCGCGTATCCCATCAGCTTGTCGGGCTCATACCAGAGCCCCAACTCTGCAACGCGATAGTTGCCAATGATGCGAGCCTCGGCAGACTGCGCTGCGATCTCGCTGGCAGCCAGATCGGCGGCGATCCTGCTGTCCACATTCTCGGCCTTGAGCTTTGCGCTGTAAGCGTCAACAAGCGCCTTGACGACAGGCCCGCCGAGAAACGAAATGATCGTCATCCACATGAACTGTTCCTCCTGAGTGTTCGCAGCCGCGCCACGATCGTCACGACGGAGACTGCAAGCAGAACGCGACCCGTCGTTCTGGTGTCGCCAATCGCCGCGCTGATCTGTTCCTTCAAGCCGGGATCCCCGAGTGCGTCGGCGAGGTCATCGACGACGGACGCCGCGACGCCGGCGAGTGCAATGCAGTAGCTCCAGGCAATGGTCGCCGAATGCAGGCAGGCAGCCTTGATTTTCCCGAGCATCAGACCTTGCTCCGCAGGGCCGCGAGCCTGTCCTCGATTACCTTGATCAGCGCGTCGGCACCGGCCACGGCGCGCAGGATGTGGTCCTTGCAGAACCAGGAAGCGGCAAAACCGGCTACAAAGAGCATGATGTCGACGATCGTATGCATGTTCATTTCCTCCCGGACATGGCCTTGAACAGACTGACAACGAACGCGCCTATCGAGCCTTTCGACGGGTTCCTGAGCGACGGCCGTGCGGCAGTATCGTTGATGTCACCTCGGGCTGCGCCACCGCCGGCAAACCCGATCTCGGGATCCAGCTCCTTCATCGCGATGAGAAGCGCGGCACAGCCGAGCTGCTGATCGACCCGGCCGGAATCGTAAACACCATCGCGGACATACTTGCCGGCGCGGTACTGATTGGTGCCGGACCACAGGTAAGGCGACGGCACGCCACGCGCCGCGTATCCGATGCCATTGTAGGTCTCGAGCGCGGTCAGGGCGGCCGCGACCGACCAGTCCTTGCGACGCGCCAGATAAGGCGGACACGCGACCAGCGCGTCGACCGCGGCCGCTTCCCAGGACTCGAAGGGCCCCCGTCCCGCCGGTACGTGAACCGAAACCCGATCCCAGCGATCTCCCTGGGCGAGCGACGCCCGCCAGTCCTGGGACGATTCCCGTTCATGAATGACCGCAACGAGCGGCCAGGGCACGCCCGTCCTGCGTTCGACGGCCTGGTATCGCGGCCGGGCCTTGCACAGCCGAGCGGCAACGTTCGCCGCCTCGGTCTTCCGGACCAGCCTGGCATTCGCCCAGCGGCCGGCATTCGCCCGAGTGAGGGCGTTGAGGTCTACCATGGGTTGCTCTACTGAGATTTGATCTGCTAGACAGCAGAGATGGATAGATACGATGCAACACTATTGGTTGCCGTCGCCGCAATAGCAGCGGTTACATTCATGTTCGTTCCTCGCGACTCCTTGGAAAGGTGCCGCGGTCCGGTTGCTACCTTGTTCGGAAACTGCGCTAGATAATTCGGATCAGTTTATTACTTATGATGGTGGGTTGAACATTGTTGTGTGCATTGCCACCGCCTGTAGCTGCGTTGGTCAACGTAATCCCCGTCGTCCTCGTATCCGTAAACTGATCGACGTTCTGCATCGCACTTCCGGAGCCAGAACCACCCGCTGTTCCACCGGCCGATGGATTGATCTTGTGGAAATGTCCTGGGTCAGCGAGTGTGTTATTGTGAGTGTGGGACGGAATTTGCGCAGTGGTCAACGTATGACTTTCAGCACCTCCGGCCGCTCCCAGGTTAGTTGCTATCCCACCAAAATAGGTCGCGCTTAACCGGCCCGCAGCGCTCCCTCCCATATCATCCTTACCCGCGACCACGCGCCCTCGGAGATCGGGGATATTGAAGGTAGTCGAGCCGTCTCCAGTACCGTAAGTCGTGCCGAACAGTGAGAACAACGTTGCGTAGGCGGTGCGCGAAACGGCCTGGCCATAGGCGAGCACGAACGCGCTGTTCGGCGCCGTCGTCCCGAAGAAGTCGATGCATGATCCGATCGGCACGTTGTAGGGATTATTGAAGAAGCCGACGAGATAGAAGGCGGCGTCCGCATTGTTGTACAGCGCGGCATAGGGCGTCCCCTGGATGATCGTTCCGGCGGGCAAGTCGACCGCGGGCGCCGACCGGAGCGGCCTGGCGCCGAGGCTGTCGACGCTGAGCGTGACCGTGGCGCCGTTCGTCGCATGCGGCGTGAAAGCGACGACCTGACCGTTCAGCTGCGCCAGCGACTGAAACACCTGATACGTATTGACCGCGTAGGCGGTACTGGTGCCGCTGGTGACGATCGCGCCTGCGACGTCATCCCGGTATTTCGCTATCGCTGCCATCATCGCGCGCGCGGAGTCGTTGACGCTGGCCGGAGACTGACCTTCCGCCCAATTGATCGTGGAATCCGCCGTGGCGTCCGCAGAGGCCGTCTGCGACCATTTGTAGAGAGTCATCCTGTTTCCTTGATGCCGAGTGTCGTTGCCATCGACCGTATCCGGCGTCTCGCGTGCGGGACGCCTTGCCGCTCAATCGATCTGCGTGACGCCCTGGTTGCACAATTCGAGATACTGGGCGCATCGGCAGGCCGGCGCCCGGGCCGTCAGGAGGTTGCGGATCACGCCTGCCGGCACGCCCGGACTCTCGCTGGCGATCCTGGCCACACGAGCCTCGATGATGGTGTCGATTTCGCTGCGCAGATCTGTGATCCGCTCTTCAAGCCTTGCCGTCTTCTGCTGTTTGACTGTCATGGTTGCCTTCCTCTTTCGTCCGGGGTTCGAGGGCAGCGAGCTTCTGGCGGAGGGATGCGGCCTCGTTCTGCGCGCGCCGCAGCGCACGTTCCCGCTGCGCCTCTTGCGTGGCCAGATGCTGCTGGACGTCATAGGGCAGCGCGCCGAAGCGCTGCTTCAACGGACCCGGCCACGACCGAGGTGGCGGGATGGCCGCGATCGCGCTCATGGCGCTTGCCGCCACTGCTCCCAGCGTGGGATCGGCAAGGCCGAGCGCGACGTGCATGCGCGAGATGTCCTGCACGGCGGGCCAGAGCCGCTCCATGCCGAGGGTCGCACAATCGGTCACGAAACGCGCCACCGACGCAGGGGTCGCCGGACAGGCGGTCACGCCGTGCAGTTCGCACCATCTGGCGAACATCGGCGCATCGCGCAGCCGCGCCTTTGCAAGTGCGTTCAGCAGCGGATGCGTCATCGCCTGGCTTTTCGCAGCGCATCATGAAGATCCCCCATACGCCGGCGCAGAGCGACGAGCTGCACGCGCCTGCGCAAGCCGTGGGGGCTCGAATCGATCTCGCCGCCGAGTTCGGCATCGAACCGCTCGAGCGCAGCGACACGTTTCTTCAGGCCGTAAAGTGCGAAGTTCTCCGCGATCCTGTCCGGCGACAGCGGTTCACCGTAGAGATTCCCGGTGATGGACTCGGCGCGTTCAATGAAATTGCGGTCGTCCTCGGTCATGGTGCATTGTCCCGTCGTGAATTCGCTTTTGTGATTGGCGCGCGGGGGGTGAGGCGATCAACGGACCCGGCTCTGCATCGGAAAGAATATTGGTGGCGCGACGCGTCGTTCCGGCCTGACCGCTCTCCTGCCAGTGGGATCGCCAGCGATCGCTGACATCGGCCATTCCTGTCTCGGACGGGGAAGAGCCTCCATCGGCGGAGCGAACGGATTTGGATCGATGTAGAGTTCGTTCCTGTCCCGGGTGGTCGGCGACAATGCCGGCGGCAGCTCGATCGGGTCCGACGGTCCCGCCTCTTTGATGCGATCGCGGAATGCGGCTGCATGCTCACCGAGATGCCGGACGACGTCTCCCAGGATATCGGCCGGATCGTTGACACGTCCTCTCAAGCTCGAGATTGATCCGATGAGACCATCGAGATCCTCGGACCGAGCCTGCCAGTCCTTCTGGACACCATCCGGATAGTAGGATTGCTCGCCTTCGAGGAGATCGGCCAATTGTTTGCGAACGATATCGTAAATGCGCGGGCGATCAGCCTCCGCAATGGTCGTCTCGGCATTCAAGGGGGGCAGGTACTGCCGTTCGATGGTGGCCATCATGTGATCCTGGAAACATGCCGATGCGCCCCTGCAATGAGAGGGACCGACCGGCTGACGAAATGGGGGGCGATGAAGACGAGCCGAAGCTGCGAACTATTTCAGGTTCGAGAGCTGCAGATACAGAAGACCCAGCGGAAGGTTCTCGACGAATTCGTTCCTCCTGCGCGCGCGCCCTTCGAAAATGCGCAGGCGAAGCAGGGGCTCGACAACATCGCGCTCAACCCGGCGCTCGCCGTCCGAGAAAAAGCAGCACCCGATACTGCGGCTACGGCCGCCGTCGGCCAGCACGACCACCTTGTGGTAACCCGACCGCTCGACCTTGAGCGATATCGTCAGATCCGACTTCGGCAGCACTATCCTGCAATATCTGTCATACTGGCACTCATTCGTAGTCCCCGCCTCATTGAACGGGCTCGTCGCGCCTGCTGTAACATCCTCCCTCGTCGTGCGATCGAAGGCATAAGAGACGGTATAGTCACCGGCGAATGCATCGATTGAGGCGAGAAGGCTTGTCATCCCAATGATGACGAACAAAACCGGTCTAAACGACATGGGGATCCAACCCTGGGAAAATGCTGCTGTTCGAGATCACCGGCGATGCACCTGTCTTTGTGGGCATGCAGGTTCACGGGCCTGAGAACTCTCACCGTCGGCCGGCCGTCTTCGCCTGATAGAGCGCCACTGCGTCCTTGAGATCGCCCGAGCTGGACAGCCGGGCGCTCAGCGTCCGGAGATCATGCTGGTTGCGCTCGCCCGGGCTGGCCGCCATGCCCGGCCTTTGCACCGGCGGCATCGGCCTCGACGTGACGGCGTCCCTGGCCTTCATCATCAGCCTGTACTTTCCGGCATCGTACATCATGCGCTGGAAAGTGGCATTGCGCATCAGCGGCTCGCTGTCGAACAGGCGCCGCAGCTCCTCCGGCTCGATGCCGCTGGCCTTGGCCGATGCCATGATCTCCTGCGCGACGGCCTGTCTCACCGCGGTCGTCTCGTCCTTCAGCATCCCCTCCAGCCTGTCGTCCTCAGCCCTCGCATAGCTCTGGAAATGACGCCGCTGGTCGTCCGCCGCGCGCCGTCTCTCCTCGTCCTGCCGCGCGCGCAGCTGTTCGCTCCCCGCAACGATCGCCTGGATCCGCGCCAGCTTCGCGGGATCCTGCTGGGCCAGCTGCGCGAGGGCGTCCGGCAGACGTTCGGGAGGCAGCGCAGCCAACTCCGGAAACTGGCTCATGAAGCTCGTCTGCGCGATCTGCATCGCCGCGTCGAGACCCTGGAGGTAAACCTGCCGGGCCCGCTCGACCTCGCCGACTTTTTCCTCGAGTGCCAGCCGCACCTGGGGATGGCGCATGAGCTGTTCGAGATCGGGATCGAGTCTGTCGGCTCGCTCCTCGCGTTGCTCGGCCGGGTTTGACGCGGCAGCGACGTCCTCCTCGCCTCTTTCGACGGCATCCGGTTGCTCAAAGCCGTAGAAGTCGGCAGCATCGGGATCGTGTGCGGCGACGTCCGCCCGCATCGCGTCGATATTCGCTGCCAGCGCTTCCGCGGACTCGTTCTCACTGGTCCGTTTGTCAGCAGCCGTTGCATGGGCATAATCGCGAGCGGCGCGCGCCAGCGTCACGGCCTCGTTGGCGGCGGCAGGCTTGCCCTCACCATCGGTGTAACGCCTGACAACCGTCTTGGGCGGCGGCTCGGAGCGTCGATCGGCAACCTCCCGGAGCGAGGCGCCGTCACCGCCGATCGGCTCGCGATCACTGTCGCGGTGCGGATCCGGCATTTCGGCATAGCCCGCATTTGCGAGGTCGAAACTGGCTCCGGTGGGCTCACCGTTGATTGCGGCAGTCATTCACGAGCTCCTTATTTGCCCTTGAAGGCATTGACCAGGCCGCTGATGCCGCCGGCGATCGTGGCGAACTGGTCGACGGCGGACTTCTGCTGGGTACCCGTCGTCGTACTGTTACCTTGGGTCCCCAGCTGTGCGATGGGAACACCGATCTGGGCGAGCAGGCTGAGCGCCTGCACCGGAATGCCGCGGCGTAACGCCTCTTCGGCAAGCGTGGCATTGGCGCCGTAGTTTCTGGCATCGAGTGCCGATTGCGCAGCGGTGACGCCCTGGCCGCGATTGGTCAGATCGGCCTGCTGCATTTGCGCCAGCGTGTTGGCCGTGGTGTTGCCGGCATTGTAGAGCGCCCCTGACGCAGCGAGCTGGTTCGCCACATCCTGATTGTATTGAGCCGCGATCACCGGCGCCTCCGCGGCGGCCACGCCTCGGCCATAGGCCATGCTGTTGGCTCCGCTGAACTCGCGCCCCGCGGCTGCGAACTGGCCATTGACGTCGTTGCCGACATCGGCGCGGATCTGCGCCAGTTGCGCCATCAGGGCGGGATTGTTTCCGACCATGCTGCCATTCGCATAAGGCGTCAGCGCCTTCCGATAAGTGGCCAGATTGTCCTGCACACTGCCGGCCTGCGTCGTGGCGCCGCCGCCGTTCAGCAAGGACTGCGCGTAGCCCGCAATCTGGTCCGCATAGGGATTGCCGCCGGCGGCATTGGCCTTCAGCGTATCCAGCGCCGCGCTCTCCGCCGACGTCAGCCCGGTATTGGCAAGACCCGTATTGATCTGTCCCAGCATCGTCTGCAGCGCAGGCTGCGCGGCTAGCCAGGGCGCCGTCTGCGATTGCACAGTCTGTGTCGAGGTGGATTGGCCGCCCATGAATGATGTCCTTGGCTGTGAGTTGGCGTGATACATATTCCACGGCGTCGCAGCGCCGCACTTCGTCTCGTCGATCGGAAAAACGGTGGGTGGTTGAACAGATCCAGCAAAGACGCGCCCCAAGGCGGGGAAAGCAAAAATCCCCGATCACCAAGATCGCACCTCGATCGCGAAACAGATTGGCGATCGCCGACGCACGCTGGCAGACGCCGCCTCGACGACGCACCTCTGCCGACCCGCCCTGCGCGAGCTTCGAGGCGCGGGCCCCAGGCAGTTTCGGCCAACACGGGGGCGGGTGCCCAATCCCCGCAAGCTCCAGAAGGCGACATTCTCGATCACTCCCAGCCGGGCGGACCGTAGATATATTAGAACAAATCAGGAACTTATGCAACCCCAGGTCGTCCGATTGGATGGCGCTGCTGAGGGCTTATTTCAGTGTCCTTGCCCGCGCTGTCCCCCGCTCAGGCGTTGCACAGAGGCTTGTCGATGATGGCGTAGGTCTCGCGATATCCCGCCAGCACGCGCGACCATCCCTTCCGTCCGAAGATGCGGACGCAGCGACAACTTTCCGCGGTTGCATAGGCTTCGATTCCGCCGATCAGCGGCAGCCAGTCATGCATGTCTCTCCCTGCACAGGCCGTGATCACGCAAACCCGGCCGGCCTCCGTCTGCTGCAGGCTCGTCGATGCGGCTGCGACGATGGCCGATCCGTTCCACGCGACCCAAAGCAGCGAACGCCCTTCAAGGACATCGCATTCGATCACCGCGAAATCCGCCAGGCCGGTTTTGACGACGGCCTTCCTGAGAAGAGGGGCCGCAAGCGGCCAGATCGAACGCACTGACAGTGGGTCGATGCAGACGAGTCGAACAGCGTGTACGATGAGAAGCCTCTCTTCCGACTCAATGGAGTTCAGGCGAGCGAACCGGACCCGACCAGCGCTTCAATTGAAGTCTTTTGCCGGTCCGAACTCCGGGGGTTCGTGGCCTGATCCATCACTTGAACGTCTCGGGCGGAATTCATTGTAGCGCTCCAGAACGTTTGCGCGGATGAGCCCCGGAGGCGCACGGTCGACGAAGTCGCGCTCGCGCGCAATGTCCGGCACGGATGGCCTCACTTGAACAGACATGATCTCCTCCAGCACGTCCGACAAATCGTTACCGCGAGAAAGCTCCAGCAGTATTCGAGCTTTGTTGCCAAGCGCCTCCCGCAGGAACGCCCCGCTCCGACGCGCTCGCTCCAGTGCAACCTCTATGGACATGAGTGCGTCTTCCGGCCGTTCGAGCGTTGTGAGATGGATTGACGTCATGATCAGGGCAGGACGAACCTCGTCCGGATAACGATCCAACGTTTGTTCAAGCAGTTGGATGGCTTCGGCAGATCGCCCGGCTTCGTTCAAGAGTCCAGCGAGTTCGTAGACGAGGAAGAGATGAACCTCCCCCTCTTCTTGATCTGCTCGCTGAGCAACGATGTCGATCACAAGATCAAGCGACTGCTCTCGTCGCAATTGCTCTGTCCAGCAAATGAGGCTGGTCAGGGTATCATCTTGCGGCATGGCCATTCCTGAGCACCACATTCTGAACCAATTGGAATGACCACATTCAATCTTGTCCACGTTGGAAAGAAAAGCCTCATCAACGGTCTATGTTGATGTACAGCTCTCCATCCGGATCCAGACTCCATTCCGCAGGTTCGTCGTCCGGCGGGGTTCCGCCATTCTTATAGCAACCTTCCCATCTTGTTTTTGCTCTCTCCTTACATCCCCAATAGAAGTCTTTGTGAGCGTACTCACCGTCGCGCCACCTCTTCGAGCATTTCTTGTCTTCTTTCCGTCTGCGGCTTGAACAAAAATCGTCATCGTCACCGTTTTCGCCAGGACCTTTTCCGCCTGGTCCATTATTTCCGAAGCCGACGTTTGGACGCACCTTCCAAACGCTGCGGCCTCCGGGTATTCGTCCTCCTTTTCCCTTCAGTTTCTTGCGCCAGCCCATCATTGAAGGATCAGGCGCAAGAGATATGATTTCAGTCACTTGACCATCTGGCTCGACCGTCCTCAATTCACGCTGCTGACTATCCGGCCGCGCCTCGACTTTCTCCTCCGTATCGAGCGCTTCCTTTCGTCCCCGAGCCGCGTCCAATATGGCTGGTCCCATGATCCACGGAGGCTGACCGCCGGGACGGAGAACGGGAGGTTGAGGCATGTCTTCGGACGAGCGCGAGTTGACTTGTTCCTGTGGGGTTTCACGGGAAGGATCCTCGCCCGTCAATTTGCCCCGCAATATCCAGGGAAGGAGAGCAGCCGCCGTCCAGATGTCCCGCGTCGTCTGAGGAACAAACCGGTCGAGATGAGGATTCGGAATCTCGACCGTACTGCCCGGCACAAATCCCGAGACACCTGGCTGAACACCAAACCGACGAAGTGGGGATATTCCTCGCAAGCCCGTCGGTACCGGGACTGGAGGCGTGATCGCCCCCATTCCACGCGCAGGAATGCCTTGCGTCATCATGCTCAGCGCTCCAAGCACACCTCCGGACCGATAGCCGCCACTTGCCGGATGGTTCTCAGGCGTCACCGTGACACCGAACTGCCGGGGTTGGTTCAACGGCATTGAAGGGGGAGACTTCGGCGAATTGCTCGAACCGCCAAGTACTCGCAAATAGCGCGTGTAAAGGTCCTGGATGTCGGGAGCACTCATGGACTTCCTATCGTCTATCTATCGATCAATTGGACGCAGACACACTCGTTCGGTGTGCTGATTGATGCGGCTCGGCCGGCTCGACCGACAGAGCTGGTGTTCTCAGCGGAGGCGCAGGATCGCGTATGCCCGCGCGATTTCGCCCTCACCCCACCACCGCCCACAAAAACACCCGCCCCGGCGTCGCCGAATTCGCATGGGCGATCGTGAACGCGCCGCTTGCGACGGCGCTGACATACATCGTCCCGTTCCCGACCTCCGCCGCCGCATTGGCTGACGCCGGCACCAGGATCGGCACCGAACCCGCCGCGCAATTGGCCGTCGTCACGGTCGTACTCGATACCCCCGTCGCCAGCGTCACGCTGCCGGTGGCGTTCGACCTGCCGGCGGCCAGTTGCTGGATCGCGAGCACGATCTTCTTCAGGTCGGTCTCGGTGATGCCAGGAACGTAGGCTGTCATAGCGTGCCGTTCGGTGTGAGATCGGGAACGATGCCGGCGCAGAAGGACCATGACGTCGCTGCGGGAATGCGGACCTTGAAGCGCGAATAGCGTGTGTCACGCCGAACGTCGCACCGGCCGGTCCGGGCGTTCACCAACACCTCCGCGCCCGGCGTCGCCGTCGCCGACGGCGTATCGCGCCACGACACCGACCCAAACAGCGTCGCCGCGTCGGTCACCGGGCGGAAGCCGCGGATGGTGATGCGATTCTCGTCCGTGCCCTGCTCCGGGCTTTCCAGCGTCGCCTCGAGACTGGGCCCCCGGAAGAAGCCGAGCAGATGGGCATTGGAGAATTGCGCGATCTCCGGCTGCACGGCCGTCGCGTAGGCATCCAGGCTCAGCGTCAGCGCGTCGAGGGAGGACGAGATGCTGTCGAGATTCTCCAGCGTCAACCCGGTCTGGGAGATGCCGAGCAGATACTCGCCTGTCACCGCAACCGGGAAGAAGCGGTCGAGCAGGAAGTCGTAGCCGAGCAGCTTGTCATAGGTTCCGGCCGTGCCCGACACCGACTTGTAGGCCCAGTAGACGCGCGTCGCGCGCGGGTCTGCGGCGCCCATGAAGAGCTGCAGATTCCCCTTGTCGAGATCGGCGAGAAAGCTGCGGTCGACCTTCTCGCGTCCGATCTGCTGCGGCACGCCGCCCGGCTCGATCTTGTGAAAGCCCTGCCCGGCGTAGAAGAAGATGCGTTCGCCGGCACGAATGATCGAGTACGGTGCATAGATCCCCTTGTCCTGCGTGATGCGGTCGATCTGAAAGATGATCGGCGAGCCCGGCACGTAGGACATGCGCCGGATGGCCTGATCCTGGAAGACGATGCCGGATTCGCCGCCGGCGACGCCGCGGACGATGCCGCCGTCCGGAAAGTCCTGGAAGTCCGACGATTTCACGCCGCTGGTCCAGCTGTCCGCCGCGTTGAAATTGTTCAGGCCCGACCACTGAATCCGGTAAGGCGTCGACAGCAGTCCGGACAGCACCAGGAAGCGACCGACGACGCTGATATAGGCGGCCTGCGGCGGCGCGCCCAGCGCGTCGGCGAAGGCCGTGGACGACGAGAGATCGAACACCTGCAACACGGCATTGGCCTGGGTCGCAAACACGAAGTTTCCGGTCTGAGCGAACTGCCACTGGGCTGCGGCCGACAGCGCCGAATAGGGCGCACCGCCCTTGGAGACCTCGCCCCAGGTGAAATCGATGTTGTTGAGCCGGTAAAGCCTGTTGCTCGTGCCCGCAAAGGTGACGACGGAACCGTCCGATTTCAGCGCGTAGAATGCGCCGCGGCAGGCTCCGGGAAGGGCCGATGTATAGGCCGAGAAGGACGGGAACGGTCCGTAGCCGTCGCCGCGCGGAATGACATTGAGGATATTGCGCGTGGCCTGGCCTTCGTAGTCGCTGACGTCGGGGCGATATTCGCCATAGGCAAGGAGAGACATTTTCGTTTGCTCGATTATTCGATCGTCCAGGACTCTGGTTGACGGGTCGCGGACATCCAAGGATCGGTTGGCACCGCCTTCCCCGTCCAGGCGATGGCACTTCGGTTCTGTGCGGTCCAGGTGTCCGCCGCGGGCCCAACACCGGTCCAGCCACTTGCATCGAACGTCCGCGGAAACCAGGCTTCGAAATCCCTGATCACGCCTGACGGATAACCGCTGACGACATACGTGCCACCGCCCAGTCTCACGGACGTCGCCGTCGCGGCCGTCTTTCCCGCGAGAAGATGCGCGCCGGTCAGCGACGGCATGCGAACGAGAGTCACTGTCTGCAGCCCGTTGGCACTGCAGGCCGACGAACTCACTGACAGCACCCGCCTGAATGCCGAGGCATTCAGGCTCATGTTGAAGCCGGCGGACATCGCAGACAGCGAAGTTCCCAGGGCCGCGGCACTGCCAAAGCTCGCAGACGCGCCGGAATTGAGGGGCATCATCGATCGAAACACGGATCCTTGCCCGGCAGCTGCATAGCCCGCCGCCGTGGCGATCAACACCGTGTTGGTGAACCCGAGCGCAGGCAACTGCCCGAGCGCATGGCGCCCGACGGCTCCAAATCCGAGAAGCGCCATCGGTCACACCTGAATGCGCAGGGCGTCGGCTATGGTCCGCGCACGCGCCTCGCCCAACGCGGACATCATGCCTGTCCATCCCTGCTTGAAGCGGTCGGAGCCGACCGAGATCGGCGCTTCTCCCTGGGCAAGCAAGGCGGACCACAGCAGCCCCAAGGCGGGGCTCGATGCGATTGCCGACTGGATTCTTGCGTAATCGTCGGGCACGAGTTGGGCCATCAGGTCGCGCGCGGCGAAGGTCGCCTGCTCCCGCAGCAGAGCATCGGTGTCGACGGACTCGATCTCCGCAAGAGTCGGCTGCGTCACGTCAGCTCGTTCCCAGCGGGAAATGAACGGTCCGCTGCCGTGATCCGACACTTCGAAATCGACATTGACGGCCAGGCCCGGACACAGGCTGGTCAACGCAAGCACGTAGTCCTTGGACTGATATGCCATGTTCCGACGTCCTAGCTTGCGCGGCGGATAAAGGCCTGCGCCTGGACCGAATAGCCTCCGGCCCCGGAGTAGCTGGCCTGCGCGCAGAGAAAATGAGTGGTCGTGCTCGCGACGGTGATGCGGACCGAGGCGGACGACAACACGATCGCCATGTCCCCCATGGGCGAGGAACTGCCGATACGCTCATGAAGCTGGATGACCTGGCTTCCCCCCACCGTGGCACTGGAGGTCCCGAAGGCCAGATTCCAGTCGGACGACGTGGTCGCACCGGGTCCGCCGAACGTCCCGGAGATGGTCACGTCGTAGATGCCTGGAGTGACGCTCGCACTGCCGACGTTTCCGCTGACACCGGAGCCGGACAAGGTGAGCGAGGAATTGATGATGATCACCTCGCCGATGTTTCCGGCGGACGGTTGCGTGGTCGAGGTCGTGCCCGGGATCTGTCCGATGCTGGCCGCGCCAATCGCCGTCACGCCGATGTTGCTTCGCGCCTGCGCCTGTTGCGTCGTGGTAAAGCCGTTGCTTTCCTCGATCGAGATCAAGTCTTCCTTGAGCGCCACGACGGCGACCTGCGGCGCTGCTGCGAAGTTGATCTTCGCGGTTGTACCCGACGAGTTGAAAAGCACCGTCGTTCTCGCCAGTACACCCGACGAGGTATTGTAGGCGCCCTCGCCGACCTCCCACTGGCTGAGGTCGGTGCTTTCGGCACGATATTTGTACAGCCGGCCGTTGACCACGCCGGCTGCGGCTGGGCTCTGATAGCCCGTAACGGCCGCAGCATAGGTCCAGTCGGTGGTGCCGCCGGCCGAAGGCGTGAACCTGCAAACGTCGAGAAAGGCTGCCATGTCAGGTGATCGTCAGAATGCCGTTGGTCTGGTCGAGATCGACGGTGAAGGTGTTGCCATTGGTCAGCGTAACCGCCGCACCGTAGTCCCACCATCCGATCAGCGGCTTGGTCGAGGACGTCGAATTGTAGAGCACGGCATATTGGAACGGACCAATCGAGCCGCCGGAGGCCGTCCAGCTCGGATCTGCAGAACCGACGAACTTGAACGTGCCCGTGGTCTGTCCCCCCGTGACGGTACCGATGCTGTTGCCGCCGGCGGTATAGCCATTGCCCGACGCGAGGTCCGCAGGCGCGTTGTACACCGTGTTGGTGACGACGGGTGCCGTGTTGGTCAGATAGATCTTGTAGATCTGGGCCGTCCCCGTTTTCATGTCGTGCAGGGCATTGGCGACGTCCTGCACGAAGCAGTATAACTTGTTGAAGGCTGCCATTGGTCCGCTCCTAGATGACTTGTCCGGACACGCGCACCGTCATCGGCCCGGCATTGAAGGTCGAGGTCAGTCCGAGATTGTTGAGATCGGCGAGTGCCGACGTGAAGCCGAGTCCCCAGGTCTGGATCCGGCCGTCTTCCTTGATGTATGGCGCGGATTCCAGCAGCGCGCCGTAGAGATAGAGATCGGGCGCCATGGCCAGCAGCCAGTTACTGCCGGTCGAGGCGAGCGATGGCACGTTCTGCCGATAAACCATCTCGATCGTGTAGGCCGCGTCGGGGCTCGGCGCGAGTTCCAGCTCGTTGCCGAACACGGTGAAGTACCGCGGTCGGGCGGCGATGTCCGATGTCGCGAAGCGGTATTCGTCCATCTGCGTCCCGGACTTGAACTCCAGGCATGGCTTCCCCGTCACACTGGACAGGCGGACCCGCCGCATGGACTGGAAGTCCGAGGGCAGCGAGATGAATTCGGGCTCACCCGCGCCGAGATCGACGAGTGCGGTCGCGCGCTGCTCCATCTGCCGCACGAAGAGCTGCCGATTGAACTTGGCTTCCGCCAGCTGGACGAAGGTCGGGATTCGCGCAATCAACGTCGTATCCTGGTCGCGCGCGAGGTACTCGGTCACTGCGGTCTGCAGCGAAGCGCAGTCGATGATCTGTGTCACGCGAGCTCCGCTGTCCAGCCGGCCTGAAGTTTCGGTCTGTCGGTGCGCAGATAGGCCCACTCCGGATCGTCGAGCTTGCGCTGCACGATCGCGTCGAACTCGGGGGTGAACAGCCGCAGCGCGGTGTTGCCGCGCGCGTGCTCTTCATTGAGCCACTGGACATAGACGACGTTCGGGATGCGGGCGACGTGCCGCCCCCAGTCGCCGCGCTGCTCGTCGCTCCGCGCCCGCCTGTTCCATTCCAGGATCGGCGCCACGTCCTGAACGTGTTCGATCGCAAGCTCGCGGCCGTTACTGTCGAGATGAGGCCTGATCTGTACGCCATCCATCACGACAGCTCCGTCACCCAGAGCGTGCCGGCCGTGGCCGTGACCAGACCGTTGGTCGCGGCTTTCAGCGCTGCAATGCGTTGGCCGGGACTGACCGTGACATATTCGACGACGTTGGCCGGCAGGTAGGGGTCCGCAATCGTCGCGGTCTGCGCACCGTCGCCGATGCGATAGCAGCAGCCGGAATTGGAGACGAGGCGCAGCTGATAAGTCCCGGGTCCGAATGCGTTGGTAATCCCGACGCTGCTGTCATAGGCGATCGTCTGGGTTGGACCGACCCGAGATGAGCTCTGCTTGGGGAGGAACGACATGTCAGGCAGCCCTCACCGAAACGGAAAAATGCATGGGGATCGCGGTGCCGGAGGCACCGGACGGCGTCAGGACGATCACGTCGTCCTCGTTCAGATAGGTCGGCGACGGCGGCACGGCCGAGAACAATTGTCCGGCCGCGGAGCCGGCCTGCGTGACGGTGAACGTCGCCAGCGTGGCCGCGTTGGCGGAGGCGGTAACGGTCCCGTCCGCCGTGGTGATCGCGCCGCCGAGGATGCCGGCGACCTTCAGGACGCGACAGCGAAAGGGAACGCGAACATAGGCAGCCACCGGGGTTGCGCCGCAAGATGGCGTGTAAGCCGTAAGATCGGCGGTATTGAGGGTGCGGTTGCCGGGAAGCGGCATCTTGGCTCTCCAAAAAAGAAGGGGCAGCCCGAAGGCCGCCCCGATGACGAGGGAAGATCCTGATCGTTCAGGAGGTGGTATTGTCGAAGACGCCGCCCGAGGCCTTCTCGTTGCGGGACACCAGCGCATATTCCGCCAGGATCTGCCGGCGATCGGAATCGCCGGTCTTGGCCAGCGGGATCGAGATCATGTTGCGGCCATTGAGGTAGGCCACCGCCCACTTCTCGATCTCAAGCACGAGGACGTCGCGCGGGCGCTGGAAGCGGTTGGCGATCACCTTCAGCTTGCCGAAATCGGACTCGTAGGCGTCGACCGATGCCACGATCTTCTTCGACTTGGATTCCTCGATCGCGGTCGAGCGACCGGTGAAGGTCGAGAACACCTGCTTGTTGAAGGCGCCGGTCATGATGGTGCCGGGCTTGCCACCATTGATCCAGATCGAGGACAGCACGGTCTTCAGGCGCACCTCGGTGAAGGCGAGTTGCGTGCCGTCGGTTCGCGTGCCCGTGCCGTCGGCGGCTGCCGGGTCCGCTGCACCACCGGCGGTGCCCTTGGACGTGTTCGATACGATCCAGGACAGCACGGACGCACTCTTGCGCGGGGTGGTGGTGTTGCCCGCCACCTTGGCCTGGTTGGTTCCGCACAGGATGGTTTCGAGGTCGCGCTTCAGCTCGAGACCTTTGAGCATCTCCTGATACGCCAATTCGTTGTCGCGGCCAGCGTGATCCACCGCCTGCTGCGTGCCCGAGACCCGCGCGACCTTGTAGGAGATCTGGCAGAGATTGCCGAGGCGCACGGTCGGCGTGGTCGTGTTGGTGTTGGGGTCATCGCCCTCGAGCTGGGCATTGGCACTGTCGGCCGCAGCGAGGGCCTGGGTCTGCCATTCGTGGTTGACCGCTGTGGCCTTCTCCTTGTCGACGCCGCTCATGAAGGGCGTGTCGACGGGATCGATGCGATAGATCATGTCACTGAGGTCTTCGCGGTTACCCACCGCGGAATACGTGACGAAAGTGGAAGTCGGAAGGGACATCGATATTTCCTTGTGAGAGCCATGCCGCTCCGGCAGGGCAACGATGTGGTTGCGCCTCTCTCGGAACTGCGGCTGGAGTTGATGGCGTATCTGTTCTCGCTCACGCGATGGCGCGGAAACGTAAGTTTACGGTTCGCGGATCCGCGAGAAGCCTCCGCCGGGCGCCCGCGCGTATCGCACGGGGTCGGCACTTCGATCGTTACGTGATCTGCACTTTCTCGCGCGACGTCAGCCTGGGCGGACACGCGTCAAGTATCGGATCGGCGACTTGTCTTGAGAGGACTCGTCTTTTGACCGGCCCGGATCTCTGGAGCCCCGCTGGGGGACGGCCCCGTAGCGGTAAGGATCCCGCATTGAAAGCAGACGATGGCGTCCGACTCCCGTTTGCTGTTGGACGCGCCAGTCATCCGCCGATGATGAGATCGGCTGGTGGCGTTGACGACGGTCGTGCCGTCGCCGGAGGAGTCTCGGCCATCGTCTGGCGCGAGACACGCGGGGCTTCGACGATGCGCGGCGGACCGAACAGCCATTCAGGAGGTCGATCCGGAGGATCGACTTCGTGCGCCGGCGGCAGATTCGGATTCCGAGACGGCGGCGTCACCGGCCGCTCACGCCGCAGCTGTGGAATGGGACCCCAGTCCGGGATACCAAGCCCTGGGATCTCACCCGGCAACCACGACAAAAAGCCAGGCATGGAATAGCCGGGATAATCGAGGATCGGAGTCGTTCGATCGCTGTCGGTCGGTATTTCTTTCATCTTCAATGCACCACGCTTGCCAATTCACGGGGCGAAGAACGGAGGGCGGAAAACGGATTGGTTCACTTCGCCATCGGCCGAGCGCCTGGCCTACGGGTCGTAAATCACCCTCATGTCGAGACGCAGCCGGTCCACCATCTCGTCTACTTCGGCCTGCCCTTCCGGATAGGCCTCGTAGACAATCTTGGTCTTGAACAACCTCTCGAAGTATCTGGGGTGAAGAGTCCACCCGATATGGTGGTAGGCGCGAGTATCGGGATAGAGAGACTTGACCATCTTTCGCAGATACCGATTGTCCGGCGGCGGCTCAAAGCGCGGGTCGATCATCCGCTCCCGGTAGAATGCGGTCTGGGCCAGCACGATTTTCCGCCATTGAGCCTCGTCGGCAGACAAGGGCTGGCAGGAGCCGCGCTGCAGGCGGAAATCTCCATCTCGCGTCTTCTCCATCGCAAATGTGGCGCATGATGGTAGAGCGGGATCGCTGCTCTCGTAGTCCCATGCGACCAGAGCGCCCTTGAGCACATAGCTCCGAGCCGATGCGATCAGAATATAGTTCGCGCAGCTGGACAAACATTGATCATGGACGACGACCACTGCACGCCGGTCGCGAAGAATGTTGGCCAGAGCGATCGACGCCGCGATGTCGCCTCCGGCGCTCCGGACGACGAAGATCCCGCCTTCCTTCAATTTCAGCGCCGCTGCTACGTCGGCTTCCCTCTCGATCCGGCCATCGAAACACACGACGTCCTGGCTGTCGGAAAGCGCGATGGGACGCACGACGACACGTTGGCATCCGTCAACTGCACCTCGCAACACATTTCGGTCGAACAAGCTCTCTTCGGCGTTGGACTGACCGACCAGGAGGAGACTCGACAGCGACAACAGCGCAGCAAGCGAAGATAAGACTGGCGTTCTGACCTGGACTATTCTGAAGCCCATTTACGGATCACCATTTATCAGCCGGCACCGCATGGATGCCGCTCAGTTTGGCAACGCCGCTTGAGATGAAGACACGTCACCATCGCAAGAACAAACGCGAAACATTCTTCACGACTCTCGTTTCGGTTGCAACACCTAAATGATCCCGAACCGCTTCCGGCGCTCCCCTGTCTCTGCGAGCTCCTTCAGTTCTGCCCGCGCCAGCTTGCCGTTCGCAACGACACCCGCGAGGTGGTCGCGCACCTTGCCGAGGATGTTGATGGCGAGAAACAGCTTCTCCCGGCCGGCAGCATCGTCGATCGTCGTGGCACGCCAGGCTGCGATGTAGCTCTTCTCGAGCGCATCGAAGGACTCGCTCAGCAGCTCGTCGCCGAGCAATGCCTCGGCCCGCACGGCCCGCGCAGCCGCATGCTCCAACGCACTTTGGTCAGGCATCGGTCTTCTCCCTATTGTCTTGATGAACATCGTCCTGCCGACGACGTCGGGAGATACGGCGGGATCACGCGCCGCTGTCCCGGCTCTCCCGTCACTACATCCCTTCAGGGCATTCAGTGAGAGAATTGATGAATTCTCTCAAGCTAGCAGCGAGAAAGAAAACGTACCGATCGTCGTCTCCGTAATCTGCCCTTGAGTTGAACATGATGGTCCCGAAGGACCCGGGCTGGACGCTATACAGGAAGTAATCACCTGCTGAATCGCACGCGAACGGTATATATCCGAGCGGGAACTCTGGCTTCTCATGGACCAGGAATAAGTAGGTATCTTCGAAGGTTAATCCGATGTCGTCGCGAATGTTCATAGGCAGGACTTTTTTGACGTCATAGGCCTCTCCATCCTTGACGAAGAATTCAGGCCGGGGGGTTCCGCCGTTAAAGCGGAGGTAGTGCTCCTTGAGATCTTGCGGCAAACGAATCCCCAGCTTGCGCTCGACGCGCCGAATGTCCAACTCGGAAAGCGGGGGAGCGGTCCCTTCGAAGACAACCAATGCTTTTCTCCTCGTCAACGCCGATACGGGACACCATGTTGGTTGACGTAGTTTGCAACGGAGCCAGCATGGGGATTCGCGGATCGATGCGCCCCCGCGGTCACCAGTTCCAGCGTGGCCTCCCAGTCACCGGATCGAAGTCGTCGACGTGGTGCCATTGATATCCTACCGGCGTTCCAGGAAGATTAGCTTCGCTGTTTGCAAGACGTCGCCCTTTTCGGCCGCCGCTAAGCCTTATTCTCACAATGTTACGTTGCCCAGGTGCCACGCGATAGAGGGGCTGCGTTCCTGCAAAAGTCGGCCCGCCATTTGCGGTCGTTCCGACGCCGTCAAGCCCAGCAGATTGCCGATTCGCGTCGCCAGTTCCTGAGCATTGTGCAGCGGTACGCCGAAAGCGGTCAGCGCATCGATGGCGCGATGCCCGATCTGCTGTGTGGGCGTGAAGGTTGCCGGCTTCAGCTCCCCCAGCGGTACAAAGTGCGGCAACTCAGGCGGAGGCTTGTCTGGCCGGAGCGTCGATGCGAGCGGCTGCTCGGGTGTGGACGTCGCGTTCGTTGCGCTGTCCGGATCCCGGGAGTTTCCCTGTTCTGACGTCTGCTCGATCCTCGCCGCCGGACCGACATAGAGGCGTCCGGCGCCCGTGGTTGACTGTTGCGGACCGAATTCGGGCGCTTGTCGAGCCTGCGGCTGCAGCTCCCGAAATTGCGCCTGCTGCGTTGGGCCAGGATCGCTGAACGGATCGTGCTCGACTGGAACGAGCGAGGCATTCGCGAAGTCCGGCTGATGCGCGACCGGCACCAGCGAATACTCAGTCATGGTGCAGGACCAGCAGATATTTGCCGGGCCGCTCGGCATCCGGCACGTCGTGGTGACCGCCTTTCGCCTTGCGCGCGCCCGGCGGATAGGGACGCTACGCCTTCCCGTCCCCGATCGCCGCCTTCAGATGCGTTTCGAGCACCGCCATCCTGGCGTCGAGCGCGGCCTTGATCCTGGCAAGCTCGATCTCCCCCTGCGTCTTGACCTGGAGGTGGAGCGCGTCGTTCTGCGCCTTCTGCTGCTGGAGCTGCGCCTGTTGCGCGGCCGATGCGGCGTCGGCCTGCGCCTTCGCCTGGATGGCCAGCACCTTCGGGTCCGGCGGCGGCTGCGGCGGCGCCGGCGGCGGGTTCAGGAGCTGCCCGTTCTGCGAGTTGACGGCCATGGGATCGTTGAAGAACAGGTCGGGGTTTCGGTGGCCCATGATCCGCGTCAGTTCGGCCGCGGTGTTGTAGAGCTGACGATCACCGACCAGATTGATCTTGCCGCCGGCCAGCAGTTCCTTCTGCACGTTGGCGATCGCCATGGTCTGGGCGAATTGCTGCGCCTTGCCGCCGGCGCCAAGGCCGACATGGATGGTCATGTCCTCGCGCGTCTTCCAGTTCCGCGGATTGACCTCGACCCAGGCGTTGCGGAGCCGTACCGTCTCCTGCCGCTGGCCATGCTTGCGGATCGTGGCATGCAGCAGCGCAAAAATGTCGCGTACGCCTTCGGCCATGATGCGCGCGATCAGCTTGATGCGCATCTGCGAGGCCGAGAACACCTGCGCCACCGCGGTCGCGGACTGGTTCTGCAACGCGTTGGCGTCGATGCCCTGCGTCTGCTTGGCGAGACCCGTGCGGATCTCGAGCTCGGCGTCGATGTATTGCAGCATCGGGTAGATCGACGTGGTGATGTCGGGGACCACCTGCCAGTTCAGCCCGCCCGCCGTCTTGGTGCGGACGACGCCGCCCGGCCGTGATACCAGCAGGTCGTCCAGCGTGTTCGGCCCGGCATTCTGCTCGGCGACTTCGACGCGCGGATTGTTGTGCAGGTAGAGATTGTCGAGCGCGCCGCGCTTCAGCGCGGTCTTCTCGCGCTGCAACGGCATCACGAGGTCCGCGATCGATCGCCCGAAGAAGCGGTGCGTCACCGGCACCGGCGTCGTTGCCGCAAACGGCATCTCGTCGAACGGCGTGATGCAGTCCTTGCCGTCCTTGCGCAGGATCTCGGCCTGGTCGCCGCCGGTAATGACCTGGTAGAGGCAGGGTCGACCCGAGCCCTCATAGTCCATCCGGACATAGTGCTCGGTGATGCGCACGAGCCGCGCGGCCGAATTGACGCTACCGCCGCCGGCGGTCGCGGACAGATGTTCTTCCACCGTGTCGCGCGCCAGCGTCTCGATTTCGGTCGTGCCGGTCTGGGGCCGCAACGCCCTGACCTGGCCGGCATCGAAGCCCTCAGCGATCAACTGCGCCTCGGTCTTGGTGACGACCTCATGGAAACAATAGTTGCAGTCGCGGATGCTGCGCGCGCCACGCTCGATGCCGAATTCTTCGGGTGGCACGCCCATCACCCGCGCCTGCGCAAGCTTGCGCGTGGTGACGACGGTGACGTCATGCGTGATGAGAGGCCCCATCGGCGCGGATGGCGCCGGGGCGAGCAAGGGAACAGGCATGTCTGGTTGAACTTTCGGTTCGATATGCGTGGCAGCCCCAGCGATCTGGGATTGTCCGGCGACGAGGCATTGCGCCGGACGGGGCAGAAGGGAACACAGGAGCACGACGGAGACAGCCGTCGCCGTCTCCCGATCGAGCCATCATCCGATTGCATCGCCCTGCACATCGCGCACGTTCATGCCTCCGACGTCGGCATGGCGATCATCGTCGCCGCGGTCCGGTTGCAACGCGCCGGCGCCGTGCACCGTATGCGCGACGATCTTCATCGCCCCGTTCGATACCGCCACGTCCTGCGCCAGCAGTGCAAACTGCTCGTCGCTGAGATCGTAATAGGTCTCGCGGCTCTCCTCCTCCCGCTCCTCCCACCAGACCTTGACGATGCCGGCCTTCGACAGCAGCGCGTCCTTGATGAAGGAATAGAGCACCATGAAGCCGCCGTTCTGCTGCATGAAGACGTGGTTGACGTAGTCGGTCTCCTGCTGCGCGGCCGCGACGTCCTCCGGACCGACCGGCTCGAAGCGGACCACCTCGTCCGATCCGGCGAAGATATCCATCAGCTGCGGCATCAGGCCCTCGATGGTGTCGGCGACGTCGGTCGACACCGCGCGCGAGCGGCCGTCCTGCGCCGGCATGTCCTTGCGCATGTCGCCGAGGTAATAGTCCATCGCATCGGCCCGCTCCTCGGCCAGCCGCGCCGCCGACATCGCGGCGAGCGCATTGGCCTTCTCGGCGGCGAGCATCGCCTTCACGTCGGAGATCGACATTTTCATTTGCGAGACCTTTTGTTGGGCAAGGGCCTTGGATTGACAGGCTTGCGGATCGACAAGGCTTGCTGCGTTGGCCGCCGCGAAAAGTACCGTCATCATCAGCGATCCACCGGTGGCATGCGAGTCAGTCGGCGCATGTCCTCGGGACGAAGGGGCCTTCCGGCGCGAGCCAGAGGTTCTTCGGTTTCGCCGGCGGCCGGGACGGTCCCGACCGGGGACGCAAGCCAGCTCCCGAACCGGTCCGCGAACGGCGCAGCCTGATCCCGTTGCCCGCCATCATCGACACCGGGCCGAACACGCCGAACCCGCTCGGAGGGCGTATCGTATCCGGCGCCGACATAGGCATAATCGGGCTGAAGACCGCGCAGCGCCTCCGGGATCGAGAACTGGCGCTCATTCAGGTTTGTGACTCGCGCCTTCGGATCCTTCGCAAGGGTTTCCGAAATGTCGGAGAAGCGGTCGAATTCCACCTGCGGAAACAGCGACAGGCCGGCATTCACGCCGGCCGCGCGCATGATGCGGTCGACGATGGAGGTGCAGACGCGAGGATCCGAACTCAGGACGTTGTAGAGGTCCTTCTCGTTCGCGATGCGACCGATTTCCGCGTGGGCGGAGTTCGCCTGCTCCGCGGTGATCGGCAGCGTAAAGGTCCGATAGCCCGTGTCTCCAAACACGTTGGAGTAGTCGGAAGGAAGCGACGTCGTTCCCGGCGGCACGGTATGCACGTCGAACTGCGGAGGACTCGTCGGCATCTTGTGCCATGACGGTCCGAAACCCGCATAGGTCTGCCCGGACGGGTCGGTCAGCGTCACGGCCGCATGTCCGACCGTCCCAGGCATCAGCTGAATTGTGAGAGCATGTCGATCTGGCACCGATACCTCCTTGCATGGACGCGCGCGACGAAGGCGCCGGCGCTGGCGCTGTTGAACTCCCGGGATGCGATCGTGGAGGGCGGGCGTCACCGCCCGGCGGGATGCGGTCCGACCGAGACTCGCGGCGGCCTATCGATCGCCGCGCCGCAAGCGATCGAGGAATCGCTGATCGAGCCGGTCCATCGCGGTCATGATGCCGAGATTGACCGTGCCGACAGCCCAGCCGACGACATAGGCGATGACGATACTCGCCAGATAGCTGGCGATCGAAAGGCTCAGCGCGAGGGCCACTTCGTGGCCCGGCGGAGAATGGTGGACCACGACATCCGTTACGGCTCCGACGACGATCCCGCCCGGTATCGTGCTGAGAACCATCAGGACGTGTGCCGTCATGCCATCGAAGATCAGGAGGGCTGGCACAATGAGGAGCAGAGCGTAGGCCACGTAGATTCCAACGCTGATCAAACCGCTGCGGCTGAACTTCACGGCCCCTCCCACCTTCATCTGGCCTCACATCCCGTCGACGCCCGCGCCCCGCCAGGACACGCGAGCGCCGCGGCCTGCAGCACGATGACACAAGGTCGACATTTCACACAGACGCGGGCTCGGCGCGCATTGGAACAGAATAGGAACATTTGTCAACCCCAGGTTTCATCCGTGCGGTCGGCATCGCTCACACCCAGCCCTGCTCGGCATAGCGGAGCGGCCGGTTGAACGCGGCCACCCGGCCCGGCTGCTCGTAGCAGATCGCCATCAGTCCGAGCGCATCGGCGGCATGGCTCGACCAGTCGTGCTCGGGGCCGAGGCCGATGTTGCGCGTCTCGTCCCGGCGCTCGTGATAGAAGCCGAGCGCCTCGCGGCCGGGTTCGGTCGTCTCCGCATTGAACCAGAGCTGCGGGCCGAGCCGGCGCAGCGCCTCGATCCGCATCATCGCAGCGCCCGGCCCCTGGTTCTTCACCGGCGGCTCGACCGCAAAGCCGGCCTCGCGCAGATGATCCTCGTAGCGCTTGCCGGTGACGTTGTTGGCGGCGAGGCCGTCATGCGGCAGATGAAGGATGGCGTTGTCATAGCCGCGCGCGCGGAGCCAGTTGACGTGGAAGGCGAGCACCTGGCCGACGCTCTCGTAGTAATCCAGCACGCGGATTTCGCTGCCGACCCATTGCACGATCCAGATCGTGAAGGCATCCGCCGCGGCCCTCGCGCCGCCGATGTCGATGAAGGCGCGCAGCGGCAACAGCGGATCCGCGGCGACCTTGCCGATCCGCCCCTGCGCGCGAGCGTCGGATAGCAGCGCGGCGAAATAGGCGCCCTCGAAGGCCCGCGCGTAGTCGCCTTCCCAGATATGGTCGTAGCGCTCGGGATAGAGCTTCTGGTCGAGCAATCTCTCCTCCTCGAGCACCCCGGGAAACCACGGATTGTCGCGCCAGTTCGCCTTGACGACGCGCGCGCCCTCGGGCCTGCGCCCGCGCAGGAAGTCGTCGATGGCGTCGCTCTTGCGGCGCGGATTCCAGCTCGCCCACAATTCGGACTCCCGGGCGCGGATGGTCGGCCGCAGCAGCGCCAGGCTCCGCGCGCTGAGCGATTGCGCCTCGTCGATCCAGGCGATGCGGAATCCCTCCAGGCTCTTGATCGACTCGGCGTTGTGATCCTGCAGTCCGCGAAAGATGATGAGGCCGTCGCCGGGCGTCTCGATCTTGTCGCTGAAGATCCTGAAGCCGTGGCCGAGCCCGAGGCCTGCGATCTTGCCCTCGATCAGCCGCTTCGACGACTGCGCCAGCGTGCGCTGCGCCTCGCGGATGCAGACCGCGAGCGTGCCGCGCGCGGCCTGGCAGGTCTCGACCAGCAGTTCGCCGAAGAAATGCGACTTGCCCGAGCCGCGCCCTCCGTAAACGCCCTTGTAGCGGGCCGGTTGCAGCAGCGGCTCGAAAATCTTGGCGGTCGGAATTTTCAAGGTCGACAATGGATCAGCTCGCTTGGGGTCGGCTCGCTTGGGATCGGCTCGCTTGCCGCGAGGCTGGCCCTCCGCCGCCGCATGGCGGCGAGGAACGTCGAGCGCGGCTCCGCCGGACAACATTTGTCCGCCAGGACCGTCAGGCATCGGCTCGTCGGGATCGAAAAGAAAAACCCGCGCAGGATGACTCCGCGCGGGCTGACCGAATTTTTCGATGATGCCATTCTGCCAGTGTTTTGCCCGACGTGTCAAACCGCCGATGCGGATGCCGCATCGTGCCGGCGCAACTCAGGACTCGCGCGCTGCGCTGCCGGGATGCACGATGATGCGCTCGATGCGGTCGAACAGTTGCAGGGCGGTCGCGTCCGCATCGTCGATCGACGGCACGCCCCTGCCCCAGCCGCGTTCCAGGATCGCGTTCGCGGCCGAGACGCGCGCCGCCGGCGTTGCGTCTTCGCTGCGCATGACGCCGACCAGCACGCGGATCGCGGCCCTGGTGTGGTCGCGCGCAGCGAAGACGCA